ATGCGATGATCAAACGCCGCAACAGCGAGATTCTCGCCAAGACAGGCATCGTACCTTTCCCATTCATCGAAGGCATCTTGTTTGATGAGTCGATCAGTAAAGACTTCGATGCCGTGACGCTATACCAGCGTTTATTGAAATCGCAACCGCCGCAACCGCCGCAACCGCCGCAACCGCCCGCCGCTGGCGATGACGCTGGCGACGATGAAGGCGATGACGCTGGCGACCAGTCGGGCGATGGCGATGCTGGCGAAGCTGGCGACCAGTCGGGCGATGGCGATGGCGACCAGTCGGGCGATGGCGATGGCGATGGCGGCGAAGCTGGCGACCAGTCGGGCGATGGCGATGGCGATGGCGGCGAAGCTGGCAGCGGCGGCGGTAAGTCAAACGAGCGCAAGACAGATAAGGAAATCTTGGGCGACGAGTGGATCGGCACGGGCGCGGTCGATACTGCCAAGCCTGAGCTAGCTGGCGATGAGACGGCGGAGGAAGCAGCTGCTGCCATCGATGCCGCGAACGAGTCCATTCTGATCGGCGACGAGATCGATTCCCGCGCTGGTATGGGCGGTGCTGGCGGCTCCCGCCAAGTGCAGCAGCAACGCGCCAGGCGTGACGGATTGGACTGGTCGGACGTACTCCGCCAATGGCTCACCGCCCGATGCGCTACGGGATGGGACAAGCCATTCAACGCCCCCATTTACTCCAGCACGGGAACGATCTGCGCGGCTCGCTCTGCGCGTGCGCTGCCAGAGATCGTCGTCGTCGTCGATACCTCCTGCTCAGTCCCTGACTCTCTGCTCTCAGAGATGCTGGCTCAACTTCAAGACTGCTTGGACAAGCTCCACCCTGAAGCCCTCCATCTGGTGGCTTGTGACTCCCGCATCCGCGAGACGCATGAGCTTCGCGAAGGCGATGCCGTACCGACTAAGCTCGGCGGCGGCGGCGGGACGCTGTTCACTCCAGCCTTTGAGTGGATGCGCGACAACGTCCCGAACGCTGAGGGCATGATCTATCTCACGGACGGCGAAGCATGGGATTGGTCAACCGTACAGGAGCCGACTTGCCCGATGCTCTGGCTCGACTACGGCACTCGCGGCGCGAGTGCCTACCCTTTCGGTGAAGTGGTTTCATTCACTCACCGCTAACAAAACAAACCAACGGGGGGAGCGCATCCGATCACGCTCACTAATTGAAACAAGAACCAACCATATAAAAACATGAATACATTCGACATAAACAACAGCATCCACGCCGCCGCCTACAAACTAGCAGCCCGCCATTTCCTGTCCTCCACCCATGAGGATTGGGAAGCCAGCCGCCTGTTCAATGCCATCGAGTCCGATGAGGACTCCGACGACTGGCTCACCTGCGAACTCGACCGCGATCAAGTCAACCCATGGGTCGGCATCGAAGCGAGCTGTGAGCATGTGATGCTCGACCCATGGGTCAGGCTTCAAGAGTACATCGTCGGGCTGGCTGAGGACTTCATCAAGTTCCGAACCGCCAGCATCGTGCCGCCAGCCAGCCCAAGCCATCGCCGCCGCCGCGAACTCCGCGAAGGATTCATCGGTGACGTAGCAATCTCCCATATCACGATCAAGATCTCGAAAGAGCTTGAGAATGTTACACTCCTCGACTTAGGGGGAGTCTACCTCTCATGCGAAGGTCGTGAGTACATAATGGACATCAGCGATAGTTGCTGGGACATTGAAGACGGATGCACGGAGATCACTTGTGGGTTAAAAACCTTTGATGAAGACGAGATCTTTGAGGAATGTCCTTTCGATCTGACGGGCGAAGATTTGTTCTCGTCCTCCTTAAAGGCATCAGTCTTTGTCGGAGACGAAGAGGCGGTGACTGAAGGTGAAGAGATGACGGCAACGCTGTTCGTTGAACGCAATGGATGCACCCACGCCATCGAGCTAGCCTTTGAATGAACCGTACTACCATAGTACAAACCGTACTACCATAGTACAAACCAACGGGGGGAGCGCATCCGATCACGCTCACTAATTGAAACAAGAACCAAACAAATAAGAAACATGAAAATAGATATCAAGAACATGACAGAAGCGCAAGTGGGAGTGTACTTCAAAGCTAGGGTCGCAGAGACGAAACGATTCGGCTACACATACGTTCACAGCGGGATGCGGAGCGGACAGAGCACCATCATTGATGGCATCCGCTACTACATCGGGAGCTATGGGCGGAGCCTACAAAATAAGAAGGGTCACAAATATAAGGTCATGGCATGTAAAGAGGAGGAGGCGGTAGCATGAAACACTTAGTCCTCGTAATTCACTCAGGATGTGTAGCCTACCAACTCAGTACATCGACGAGGGTATCATCAGGCTCCCATCCAATGGGCGACGACACCCCTCAACAGGTCATCGACTACCTGATCGGCATCCTGAAGCCTGACTCGCACGAAGTCCTGCGAGACTGAACATGACCCGATGGGGGGAGCGCATCCGATCACGCTCGCTTATACAAACGCAAACCAAACAAATAAGAAACATGAAAACCAAAATGAAACTCACGCAGATTCCAGCGGGAACCTACGCGCCGACAACGTCCAGCCCTATCAGCATCCAAGCCGCAATGGCGTACCTTATCAAGCGCGGCAAGCCGATCATCGGTGAACCCCTGCCAGTCATCGGGAGGAACGTCCTTCTATGGCATCCATCCGATGCAGCCGATCTTCCACCCCTCACCGTCTCACGCCTATGAACAAGCGCATCCAAGCCGTCGAATCCAAGCGTGCCGCCGATGCGGCGGAGAGATACCAGCGAATTCAATCGCATGAGGAGATCCAAAAGATGGACAGATGGAACGCGAGTCGGCAAGCCAGCGAGTGGATTGCCGCCGTGCGAAACCAGATGGGCATCCCGTTCGCCGAACCGATACCGATGGAGAAGCTATGCGCGGAGATCCGAACCGCTCGCAACATCACCATACAGATCGGAGACATCGACCATGCTACCCGTCTCCGCCTGTTCGCCGCCATCGCAACCGTCTTGACTCCGCCGCCGCGATGAATGAGAATCTCCGAACGTATGTGGGAGCGGCGGTGCAAACCATCCTCCTGCTCCTAATCGGCAGCACTATTCTGGTGCTGGTCATTTCAATAATATAACATGAACGTGAAACACGTAACACAAAAACTGATAGAGGTCAACGGAACTCCCGTCGATATCAAAGCGCGTCTGGAGAAAGGAGCATGGGTCGTGATCGCATTCACGCCTGTCTTCTCGATCCGCTCGCACAAGCTGCATCTGCCAAAGGCGCGGGACAACTTCATCACCGCCATCGTGAGCGCGGCGATGGATGAGGACGATCCCGAATACATTGAAAAGTTTGATGCGTCTTATGATGAGGTCAACGCAACGCTGCTTCTGGTAACAGGAAACTTTAATGTTGAATAGCCAAAGCATTCTCGAAACTGTAGCCCGCCGTGCAAAAGTCACGGCGGGCTTTCTTTGTTTATCACGCGAGAAGGACGTGACCGCATGGAGGATGATCGCCATCCACATGATGCGGGAAAGCGGGATGACGATGGCAAGCATCGCCGCCGCCGTAGGTCGGGACGCATCCACTATCCATTACGTTTCCACAAAAATAAACAAGCTGAAGAACCAGAAGTGGTTCATCGAAATGCTGGCATCGATTGAGGAGGAGCAACGTCTCGACGTGTTCTGCCGCCAGCGCATACCAATGACGGTGTACGCTGCGGCGTTCGCATCGGAGGATTAAGGCTCGATGAGAATGTAACGGCTGTATTTTTTAAGCTCGTCGTTCGCGATCTTTATCCGCTCCATGCCCTGCTCGTTCGTCGGGTCAGCCAGTCTGGCTTGGAAGTCAGGCGTGAGGACGGGACGATCCATCATCTTGTTGAATAGCAAGCGGGATCTATCTTTCCCGTAACCCATGTTCTTGCCTGTCATAATGCTGTAGATCTCCTGAGTCGGTAAGCCTAAGCCTTCGTACCCGCGCAGCTTGCGATAGATCTCTTCGTTCATCGCCGCCTTATCCTCCACTTCCGATGTGACGATCTCGCGGATGGATGCCTCATCGATAGGGCGTTCGCTAAACAGCACATTCTTCCGCTCATTGATGCGGTTGTACACGTCACGCGACTCCGACAAGTAACGCCTGAGTTGCTTATCCAATTCGATATCGTGACGCTTAACAGGATAAACTTCCTGCATCAGGATACCGATGGGCGAGCTATCAAAATCCGTATAGTCGGAGCCGACCGCCTGATAGGATTTGATGGCGCGATTCATAACGCTTGGCATATACGCCTGACGGAATACGTGAGACATCGACTTGACAAGAACGGTTCCCGTCGAGTCGATCTTCGATTCGTAGATCGGCTTGTCAGTCGCGGGATCACGGTTGTCTCGCAGCGATTGGATGGCGGATGAGAAGATCTGATCGTCCAGATACTGGTCGAAGATCGCCGTCTCAACCAACGATGCCGCCGCTTTGGCAAGATCGCCGCGCACCAGATGCTCCATCGAACGCAGGGCTGGATCGGATACCAATGAAAATGGATTGAGGAACGTGAGATCCCAAGACTGTAGCTTGCCATCGGATCGTCGGCGGTAAAAGAACGTGTGGTTTCTTAAGTAAGAAGGCAACGAAGCGCGTAAGGCTTCGTCTTCATCGTCTCCGATTCCCGTTATCGCACGGAGTACGGCGGGAACGATCATCGAAACGCCGCCCACTACGAAGGTCATGCCAGCGAAACGCTTTTGTCCGCGTGCTTTGATGACGCTGTTGTCGCTCCTCATCTCATCGATGGCGAGCTTGTACGTGTTCAGTACGATGCGCGGGACTTCAGCTTTGAATCGGAGGAACGGCGAGAACAGTAGACCGATGCCCGACTTGGAGATCTCCTTCACGATGGGCGGAGCTTGGCTTGCCGACTGCGCTGTCATCAGGACTTTGCTCGCTGCTTCACGCTTCAGCTCGTAGTCACTCATCGTTCCGTACTTGCCGCCGCCCGCAGTTCTTGCGCTCGTAAGTACTTTGAGTTCGTTCTCATAGTAGGCGATCTTGTAGAATGCATCGGCGGATTGCGCGAGAAGCTGTGCCTTCTCCGTCAGCCATGTGAGCGGCTTCGTTCCTGAGTGGGCGACCTTGATCAGCTTGTCCAACTGACTTTCAACAGACTGGATTGTGGTTGTGCCGCGCAGAAGATCCGCCATGACGGTGGCTTTGATTTCGTTTCCGATCACACCCAACGAAATGAGTTCCGAATGGTACGTATCTATCTGATTTGGATCGGAAAGCGTAGACCAGATTTCTTTGCGAGCCGTACCAATCATCGATCCGAAGTTGACGAAGCCTTGTGAAGGTCCAAAGAAAAGGATGTTGCTGGCGATGTTGCGGATGTAGAAGCCTAATGATCCTAAAGTCTTCGCCGCCATCGCTCCGCCCGTAAGCTTTGCGAATAGGCTCAACGTCTTAGCCACACTTTCTTGTGCGGTGTCCATGTTCTGGTTGCGGGATTCCGAAGAGAAGACTTTGTTCAGACCTTCGACAAGTTCGGGAGGTCCAAAGAGATCGCCCAATGGATCGTAAGCGGATGCATCTTTAGCATGACGGATTGTGGTGTAGTTCTTATACGTATCGTAGTCAGCGGTTAGCTTCGCGTCCAGCTCTGCTCTGGTCATCAACCAACCGCCATCAACTCCGATGGTCTTAACGTGTTGTAAGAATGATTGGTTAGCAGCCATCGATGAGACGGTCACGAACGAACGAAGCAGGTTGTCAACTCCTGATTCGGAACCGTACTCTCCTAAGATACCGCGAAGTTCTTCTGGTATATCTTTCTTCTGCTTGATGTTCTTCAGAAGGATGCGGAACGATTCAGACATAGATGAACCAGCGAGAGGGGAGATTCCTTTTTTCTCGTAGTGCGAGATGAATTCCTCCAGAGCGTTCTCTGAGATAGACCTTCCGTTAGCAGCTTTGTTTGCCAGATCGATACGAGCGTTGTTCTCCGCGTCGGACTCAGTCTCGCCAGCCTTCACCCGACGTGCTGTCTCATACTCCACGAACTTCTCCCCAAAAAAGTCCATCGCTGCCTGACGCTGTGGTTCGTATGACGGATCGCTGCGTACCGTTTCGGCAAAGCCTACTTCGTGGAACATCTTATACGAGCGGGTCAAGTAGATGCCCAACTGCGAATCGAACGTAGCTGCAAGCTCAGGCTTGAATCCGTACAAAGATGTTACTCGATTAGATACTTCATCGGTTAATGTTCTGAGCTGTACAATGTGGCGTGCAAGATCGGGAGACTGCTTCGCGAGACTCTCAAGTGCAGCATTGCGTGCCGCACGGATTGCATCGGCTTGTGCTGTTCGTTCCGCATCGATGGCTTGCGCTTTGTCATCGATAGCAATCTTCCGTGCCGCCGTCTTTTGCTTTGCGTTGAGCGTAGTGTCGATGTCTATCGTCTCAAGTGCTGTTTGATACGTGTCTTCGATCTGATCGACGATAGCTTTGTCCAAGACTGTACCGCGTGTAGATCCGATGGCAGCTGCGATGTCGTCGAGCGGTGCGTTCTTCAGAGAACCGAAGTCCTTCTCGATGATACCGTCGAGCTTAGTCTTGTAGTTCTTAACCAGATTTGCAGCTGCGCTCTTGAAGAAGTCGCGATGGTTCTTCAGAGTGGTGATGCGCGGGTCGAGTTCTCCTTTGAAGAGACGGTCTAGTATTGTTTTGGGCGAGCGGTACGTACCGACTTCAAGCATCGGCATCTCCAACGCTTGCACGAAGTTGCTGAAGTCCATCTTGTCCGCGTCGAAGCGAGCGGGCAGTTGTGATACATCGCCGAAGGATGTACCTACTTTGATTGAGTCTCCTCCATTCTGCGGTACGAATGGCGCAGCCCGCATCTCTTCCGTTATAGATCTCGCACGGAGTGATCCTTTCGGTAGGATGTGTACGGGTATCGCCGCAGCTCCTAACTCCGAAGCGGCATCTGTTCGGCTACGTCCTTCATGGTCTGAGACTTCCCAGACTTTGGATCGCTCATTCCAAATGGCTGACAAAAATGGAGGAGCGATTGCATTCCCTTCCGCTATCTGATTTTTAATAAATGGAATAGTCTTCTCGTCGAAGTTACCTTCTGGAACTAATGAACGGAAGTCAGCTGGACTCATCGTCTTGACGAATCCGAAGTAGTCGATATCAGCCTGATTCGGAGTACCTCCTACGCCAGTGCTGTCCCACTTTATGTCACCGAAGGATGTACCTACAGAGACATTAGTTTGTCCAGTAGCATTTCCAGTTGCGAGTTCGTCATCCCCTCCGCTATTTCGTGGGGTTCGATTGGTTCTGATGGATTCTGCGATGGCTCTGGCTTCGTCTCCGAATCCGCGTTGCGTTGCGATGTTAATGAATTCTTCGTCATAAGATAGTTTAAGGTTGCTCTCCTCTTTCCCTGTTAGCTTTGCCCAAAGATCTTTTTCTGGATACCACAGGATGGCTTGGATGTCTGCGTTAGTGGTTTCATATCCTAATGCTTTTAATTGTAAACGGCTATTGTTGACAATCTTCGTGATCACTCTGCGATCTTGATCGGACGGTGCATCGATGGGGTTGAGCCTTGCTTTGATGACGCTCGCGGCATTAGCCCATGATGGCTTAACCTCTTTCATCTGGTCTTTGGTAAGGAACGTATCCCTTCCTGCTTTGGCAAACTCTTGCGCCCTCCACGCATCAATCGTAATGCGCGGAGTCTTACCTTTTGCAACCAGCGCATCAAATTTATTTGGCAAATCATTAAGCAACACTTCCCGTTTGGCATCGGTAAGCTTTTCTTTTTTAGCCGCAGCGATAGTCTCTTTTGTTTTCTTTGCCATCCAAGCTTCCCGCGTAGTCGGAGGAAGGTTCTTACTGGCTGACAGTGCTGCGTGTTCTGCGTTAATTTTTGTGGCGAGCTTATCCGTAGTAGCAACATATTGCTTTAAAGTTATTTTGCCAGACAGTAAGTCGTCGGACAACTTCTGACTTATCGGCTGACCCAATAACTTGTATTGACGTTCCCATTCAGCGTTGAGCTTGATGGCGGTATCGTTGCACAGCTCCCTGAATTTTCTATCTGTCGTGAGTCTTTCAACGGCGGTATACTCAACGGTTAATTTTGTACTGCCATCTTTTTTTATGATAGGCTTGCCCGCTTTATTTAGGTCGGGAACAAGCTTAATCTTTTCGAGAGCATAAGGTAGAGGGACATTAGCTTCTCTCGCTCCAATAATTAAGTTAGCCAGACGAGATTCAGTAACGCCGTCACCGACTACATCGCCAGTCCATCGACCCCATGTACGCCGCATCCATAGATCAACCGTGACAGGATCATAGACCGACAGTAAATTCTGTAAGAATCCCTGTCCAATCTTCGGTCCAAAGAGTGCCGCTCCGTTTACTTTGTCGTCGTTGGCTCCAGAGACGGTGACTTTCTTGCCACGGATCTCGCTTGCAATCGCCGTCAACTGTTTAACAGTAAACTCTTTTCTAACAAACATCTCCCCTTCTCCATATCCGTATTTTGCAACTAGAATATTTGCAAGATTGAGATTACTTTTGATTGCTGCGGCTTTCGATCCGTAGCTTATTGTTGGGTCAAATTGTCCGTCACGCTTTAGTGCTGTGAATTGCTCTTCGGCGTATCGGGTATTCTGTTCTACGTTGATGTTCTGCGAAGTGATGGCGAGTGCCATACGCATTGCAAAGTTCGCTGCCTGTACTGGATCAGCAGCAGAAGCAAATGCTGGCACAGCTCTCGCTGCGTTGACATCTGAGAGTTCGGGATGGATAACAGCGGCAACACTCATCGCTACTTCAATCGCAGTAGAGTACCAGTCGGCGGCATTCCTTCCGCTAGCGTTGAGCGCGGCGACAACTTCTCTTGTGCAGTTGTCCGTGATAATAGCCATCTGCTCTGGAGTAATGTTGTTGCTAGTAACTATACCGCCCCAGAATTTTTGAGCCATCTCCGCCAGTTGATTGGCAACAACTTTGTTGGTAGCTTTGACCGCAGACTTTGTCGCTCCATGTAGTAACAGGAGAGAGGACATTGGGAACGGAGCTTCTGAAAGTTGAGCAGCTAGATCACCGAATGATGTGCCTACTTGATTAGAGAACATTCCAACTACGTCGGATGGATTCTCTGGATCGAATGACATTGAGTTCGGAGACAAACGATATCCCGATTGCAGCGCACGCATCTCAGTGACGATGCGTTGGACGGCTACAACTTCATCGGCAGACATCGCGAGAACAGACTTGCCACGAACAAAAGATCCAACTTCGTTATTGATGTTGATTGTGTTGCCAAACATCAGGTTGATCATGTTCTTTAGGTAACGTCCAAGAATCTTTAATGTGCTTGGGTTAGTTCTCCAGAAGGCGTAGTCCTGTTCGGTCGTAGTATTGCGCTGAACTTTCTGTGCCAGCATCCGTAAGCGTTCCTCAACGAGACGTATCTTCTCTGCTCCCGAAACTTCAGGATCTTCACTGCGAAGTCTTTCAAGACCGAGCGCACGGTTGGCTTCGTTACCGTAGTATTCGTTTGCGATCTCTTCAAAGTCCGAATCCTTTTTAGCCTTGACGATGGTGTCGATCTCAGATTCCGTAAGTGAGTTGAACGAAGCGACGTGACGCATCTCCTCATCCACCATCGTCTTGATGGCGAGACTCGCTTGAGCTGGAGTCCTGCCGATGAGGAGTGCCGCTACGCTCTGAGGATTCATTGACATCACTCCCGTCTGAAGATCAACCTCAGCCATTGATATCTCAATGTCCCAACGTAATGCAATCTCTTTAGGAACCAGTCGGCGGACAAGAAGCATCGAACGCTTCATCGTCTCGATCATCGTTTTGTTCGTATCCGTTGTAGGATCAAACGCGATACTGGCGGGATCAACATCCAACATCAAATCAGAAACCTGAACATCCTCATCAGCTTTTGCTGCGGCTTCTTCTGCTTCGGCGGCAGCGTACTCGTTATCGAGAACATTACCGTCTCCAGTAACAGCTCCGAACGCAGTGCCTACACTCTTCGCGTTAGCCAGCAACTCGCTTGACTTAACGGCGAGCTTGTTAATCAAACCGCTTGGAGCGTTAGGCGCAGAGTGAATAGCTGAACGTGTGAGATCGATCACGTCCGTGAACGCCTGTTGGTAAGCGGACTGTCTTGACTTGCCCATTCCGAATACGTCGAGAATCGCATCGACAACGCGAGCAAAGAATCCACGTTGTTTAGCTGGAGGCGTGAGAGTCTTAACCAGATTCTGGAAATCGGTTGACGTAAAGAAGTGTGCGACGAACTCGTTAAGATCAACCAGACCATCCGTTAGCATCGGTGAATCGATCCCGTTATTGGCAGCGGTATCACGTACCAGATTCAGGATTCCGTTCAAGCGTTGGATAGCAGAACGCTGATCTTCCGTTTGAAGTTCGGTCGGAGCGGACACTACTCTGTTCACGAAAGCGTGCAGATACTCATGCATCAATGCATCGGATAGTCCTCTGCCGTTGTGTCCATTCAAGTTCAACGATACGGCTGACGTACCGTCTGCCATCACTACGAACTGACCAGCGTATGGTAAGCTGACTTCGTCTAATGAGAAAGTAACTTGTCGGATAAAGGATTGGTTCTCCAGTAGGAGTCTAGCTAGAAGCTTCTTGTTCGGATCTGTATCCGTAGCGGCGATGACTTTAAAAGCGTTGATGACGGATTGTGGATCACCATCCTTCAGCCCTAAGCTTGCGACATCTGCGTCGTTCAGATTGCGTGCGAACTGTGCTTGTTCTCCGCGCACGTAGGATCGCGAGAACAAACGTGTGGCTACTTGTCCGATTGACTTAGCAAACTCTCTGGCTTGTCTGTTCGTTACGGTGAATCCAGATGACGATGAAAGATTTCTTGCCAGTTCTGCAATGTAATCAGGATCTTGATCAATGCTTCCAGTAACTGATCTAGATGCGATGTGCATAATCTTCAGCGCATCACGCAGAGCCGTGCCATTTTCATAGTCACCGTCTTGAAGACCTCTTTGGAAAGCAATGGCTTCGGGATTGGTAGCGTGGTTCCCGCTTGCCATCCACGATGCGAGTTGACTGAATGCGTCTTGCGAAGTCATCCCGCTGATATCGAATGCACTATTCCCTTTATACAATGTACTACGTAATAGTTTATCCAACGCTGTACGTAACTCAGGATCAGCATCGATGGATTCGATGGCATCCGATGCCGTGCGTTGTAACAAACCCTTAGTGAACTGAGACGTTGGGCTAAACAGATTCTTATCAGGAGTAATGTGCTGGATAGATACTTCTTGATTAGGATCATATGCTTGATCAGAAATCTTAGAGAGCTTGTCTGGAGACGTTGTCTGGAACAATGCTCTACGTGCAAATAAGTTTCTTCTTCTCTGCTGATCTGCATACATATTGCCAACTTTTTCACCGACAGAACGTAAAGTCGGTGGGACGGTAGGAGCTGTGAGGATATGGTTGTTGATGAAGTTAGCGATAACTAGATCAGGATTTGTTTCAGGATTCACATCGCTTCCGAATGTTTTTTGGAGGCGGGTAGCAACGATAACTTTTTGGTTGACCCCCTCTGGCTTCGTTAATCCAATGAATTCATTGATAGCTGCGCTGACTCTGTCAGGTTTAAGCGAAGGAGAAGCTTCTCCAGAGACACGCTGAGAGGATTTGTCGAATGACAATCGCATGGCGTGCAAACGCAGCGCACGGCGGTATGCCATATCGAACGCAATCGTCGCCGTTTCTTGGAAAGTACTATCTAATGTACCAGAGTACGGCTTAATTGCGTCCGCAATACGGGTAGCAGATTCATTTCTACTTCTGCTTCTGATCCTCAAGCGAGCGGCATTGGCACGCACCGCATCTCGATATTCTGTCTCATCTCCCTGATCTTGGAGCTTCTCCATAGCGTCGGTACGCATATTGGTTACGGTATTAAGTGCATCTCTGAGAGTAATCTTTTCGCTTTGCTTAAGCGGGTTTGAGATAATTTGCTCGCCAGCCGTCTTGTTATTAAACAAGTTTTCAAAGTCACTTACTTTCGTAATGAAGTCGTAATCTGGTTCCTCACTAAGAACGGTATCCTGTCTCGTAAGCGTCGATACGAATCCCGATCCCGTTGCGGGATTTACTTTGACGATATCAGTAAGAATATGCTCGCTGCCTAGCTTGCTGTATCGGAATGATGGATTGATCTTACTAAGATCAAACCCTTCAGGTATCACAACAGGATGGTTGTTCTCCATCAGTACCTTCATCGTCAACGGATTGTTGTCGAACTCACCGACACCATTATCGTTGACGTACCCTGTAGGAGCAGTTCTGGTTTTCTTATTTAGTTTAGTATCAAATATAGTTACTCTGCTACCTATTACTTTAGTCCAATTTTTCTGTACGGATAGGGCGATAGACTTATACATCTCAGCCGTCTTCTTGGCTATCAAGTCAGACTTGCCCTCAAGATATCCTGTGTCGTAAGATGCACGCTTCGGGTATCCGTGTAGTTCTTTCGCCTGTAAGCGAACGGGGAACCCGTATCCGATTAGGCGTTTAAGCGTGGAGATTTCTTGTCCAGTAAACTCGTCGTCGATGAACGTCTCTTCATCAAATATTTCTGGTACTTTTTCAGTGGGTTTCTCAGATACATCTTGCCCGAAGGATGTTCCTACTTTGGTTGACTTCTTGCTAGCTTTGGTTGGCTTCTTGCCAGCGGCAATGATCGGGACAGACGCGACAGTATCTTCAACAGCGGCTTCGACAATAGCTTCGCTCTCGTCTACGGAGCCAGCGTGGTTGCTGCTCTCCATGATAGCTTCTTGAATCGGATCAAGTCCAAGCTGTTCGGCATCAGCCGTCTTGTCTTGGTTCTTGATGCTCCGTCTAGAACGTGGAACTTTTACTGGCGGTGCGCCGTTAGCGGATAGCTGGAGTTCAAGTTGTCCCGTCGGAGCAGATGATGCTTCTTTAAGAGATGCCTCTTTCTGTTCCATCTGAGCGACAACAGGACTAACTCCTTTTCTGGCAGCGGTTTTGCGTCCCTTCTTTGCCGTTTCATTCGGGATAGAATCAATATCCATCCCCACATCTGGAGCCTTATTGGGGTCGGTGACGATGGCAGAGGCAACAGATTCTTGTGACGTGTTCGCGTGTAGTGCGGCAGACATCTTTTCGACTTCGGCTATCGTCGTCGGCATCTTCGGCTTCTGCTTTGCAATCGCTTCTTGATTATTTGTCAAATCAAGTTGCGTGATAACGGTAGCTGCTTCGTTGCCATCTTCATCCGTGTAAGTTACTTCTCTAGTTTCTGGATCGTATCCAGTCACTTTAAGTACATCACCAAAACGATCAGTGATTTCTCCTGCGGAAGCAACGTCCGACTTCAGGAGTTCGTGCATCACGTCGTAGTCATCGGGAGTCTTGTACTCTGCTTCAGTAGCCACAACAGGCGCAGCCACAACAGGCGCAGCCACAACAGGCGCAGCCACAACAGGCGCAGCCGCAACAGGTGCAGCCGCAACAGGTGCAGCCACAACAGGCGCAGCCACAACAGGCGCAGCCGCAACAGGTGCAGCGGGACGTGATGCTTTTAACTGCGCTTCAGCTGCCATTGCGCGTGTGCGTCGTGGAGCTGACAGAATTCCATATACGGCTTGAGCCGTTAATGGACTGCCGCTGGCTTCAAGCGAAGAGCTGACTCTTTTAGCGAAGTCAACTTCAACCGCCAGTTGGCGTTCTCGCGAGCTTTGTTTGAACATTGGAGCAGCAGCCCCACGGATCGCTGGAACACCTGCGCCCATAAACCCACCGAGAAGTGCGGCGTAACCCGCTTGTTCTAGTCGCTTGAGGAACGGAGTATTCTGATCGGTTGCTGCATCGGTTATGAATCCGTTGATGAAGTCATCAAGACCTTCTTCCCCTGCTTCGTCTACAAACCCTTTGCCAACTTCTTTAGTTAAGTTTGATCCGTATTTTTTAAATACGTTTTTCATTTCTGCCGCAACAACTTTATTGAAGACTTCGTCTTTGATGTCGCTGACATTGGCGATACGCGCCATAACGGATTTGAGTTCGCTTCTGGTAGCACCTTTGAGCATTGCGTCTTCAAGACCGCCGTGACCAAATGCTCCGAACGCGCCCGTAATCAATCCTGTAATTGCTCCTGCTGCTAGTCCCGCTCCCAACGCACGGTCGTGACGTTCTTCGGGAGTGATGTCTTTATTGTTTTCCAGCTGTAGATACACACCTGCATAGGTAGCACCAGCAGAACGGTTGAACGCAGGAATTGCCATCGCCGAAGTGACCCCGACCTTTTTAGCCATCTGGCTATTGAATCCGTTGATAGCCGCCATCGATCCTTTTGTGCCAGCTTCTTTAACCGATTCTTTAATCAAGCCAGCAGCAGCGATGCGAGATGCTGCTCCTTCTACTGTCTCATTTGGTAGCTGGCGGAACGCCCCACTAACCAAACCTTTAACCAATCCCTTAGCGGTAAGTCTGGCTCCCTGTTTTGCAGCGAGATATGCAGCACCTCCGATCCCGCCAGCTGGAGCGGTTGCCATAGCTAGAAGCGTCGTAGCTGCCATGTCAACGATCATTGGAGCAATCGTCTCTGAGAGATCTTGACCCATGCCATACTCACGTCCGAACATACGTGCAACCTCACGTCGATTCTGCCTCTCTTTGATGTTGCCCACCATGTAATCACGCGCCCAATCAGCACCCATTATCGCTGGCACGGCGGATAACAGTTCCCCAAAACCGTCAAGAATGGATTCTTTGATGCCGCCTACGCGGCTTGTAAGCTCGCTGAAGTTATCTGGATTAGATACAAATTGCTGAAGAGTATCCGAGTCTTTACTCCCGCTGGCACGCCCGCTCTGTAATGCGTTAAGCCAGTCACTTGAAATCGTAGATTCTGTTAGGATTTTGTTGTAGCTATCAAACGAGTTTGCTGCGGATATTTCACGCTGTGCGTTCAGAGCAGTCCTTTGGCTTTCCGTAATCTCAGGATGCGCTGCTAGAGCTTTATCAAACAGTGGCTTGTTCAGCATCAGTGCTGGAGAAACAAATGGCGTGCCATAACCGACGTTGCGGACGTTGCGACCCACGTCTTCATCTTCATAGAATTTAAATTTGTTCTGGTCGTTCGCCGAATAGTAAGCCAGTTGAGTAAGAGCTTTATCAACTTCTTCGTCACTAAACGTATGACCTGATTTAAGGTTGGCGTTGAGGGAACGCCGTACAGCGGAGATGTCAGGCTTCTGAGCATCAAAGATTTCTCTATCGTTCTCATCAGCCCATGCGAGAGATGTTCCAAAAGAGTCAACAACTTTAGCCGTCTGCGCATCGTTCTTAACAAGCTCGCCAATCATAGCGGCAGCTTCGTTATAACGTGCCACTTTATATAGCGGAGCTTTGTACCCTAACGGAGTGCTGAGTAGCGACTGCACGTTCAGAGCGTCTGAGAAACCAACGCCTCCTGTTTTACTGGAGCGGATAGCTTCGGAAAGGTTCATCGAATCCATCATCGATCCAGCGATGATTTCTTGCTCGCCGTCTTCGTTAGTTACTCTAGCAAGTGGTAGTTCTCCGTTAAGTACTTTGATACGTTTTGCAGTATCAAATCCTTTTAGGGCAGCTTCTTCGGCTTCTTGTCTGTAACGGTCACGCGAAGGGATTAAGTCGGGAGCGAGATTATCAAGATCTTTATGGACGGATTTGAAAGTCAAGTAACGATTTGCAGCCGCCCATTCAGGATCACTGGTATCCATCGCGTCTGCCATCATCAAGAGCTTCGTGTCAAGATCTGGCTCTTTAGTCGTAAACAAAGAGTCTACTTCCTCTTGGTTAGTTGGATCAATCAATCCAGCTTCAGCGGCTTTGTCTCTGGTTGCAGTGTTGATCTCGTTTGCAACGGTGCTATTGTAAGAATTTGATTTGATATATTCTCCGCGAACATAGTCAGCGTATCCTTTCCTATTCTCGATAGCGTCTCCCGAATTATTTTGCGGCTCCCAATCTTTAAACGAAGTAAAGTCAGGCGTTTTGAGTAAGTCTTCAAGCTCTGGCATAGCAGAAACAGTTTAGTTGTTAGTGGTGTTATTTAAATTTATCCGCGATTCCCGATGTTGGTATTCCTACCAGTCTTCTAATTGCTCCAGTTGTGGAGCGGTAAGCGTTACGGTACAGTTGTTCCGATGTATATTTTGATAGATCAGCATCTTCAATCATAGGATTTTGTGTTCGGATGATCTCTTCTAACTGAACTTTATCTTCTGGCTTAAACGTAAATGGAGCGGCTTGTGGCATTCCGTTCTTAGGAACAGGAGCGTTCGACGATCCGTCTTTGAGAGAACCGATTGAGAAACCTTCATCTTCTTTTGCTGCAGCCATTTGATCTAACTGTGCGAGATTCCGATTAAGAAATGCGAGTTGTCCCGTCATCTGTTGTGTTCTGAGTTTCTCTTGCTCTTCCCGTAGACTCAGATCGCTCTTGTACTTAGCACTAGATCTAGCAGATTCCTCTTGCTGCTGGTTGATAGCGGTGGCAGCGTCGTAGTACTGTCTGCCAGTACCTTCAGAGACATCGCCGCCGAATACGCCTTTAACGGCTTCAGGCAGTCCTTGTGTTGCGAGCGCGTAACCCAATGCCGTCTTCTGTTTCTCCGTCTCGTCTTTGTTCCTAAGCGTATCTTCAGCAGAAGAAACGAGATTGACGAGACTCTTGTTGCGAGTGAGGCGACCAGAGTTCTCCATCTTATACTGACCCACAGCTGAAAGTTTTTCAAAGCTGTTCTTACTTGGATCGTTAACGATTCCAGTAATTATTTGAAGATCGTTTGGCAACGTCTCTAACGCTTCACGCTGCGCTTTGGCTTCGTCGGCGGCATTCATCAATTCAAGCTGTTGACGCTTAAACAAAATTTGCTGGGACTGCGCCTTGAGCATATCCTCTTGAGTCTTGATTTGAGATTGGACGTAAGGGTCTACTTCCGCAGTGTACTTGCTCGTCAAGTAACTGGCAGCACCAGTGGTCAGACCTCTACTTGCCGCCACATCTGAAAAGAAATTGCCCTTCATCGGAGCAATAGAAGAATCGTAGGAGAACTCAGGCATTGGGGAGGTTAGTGTACTTAGTGGAGTCGAACTTACCTAAATCAAGATCTTTATTCTGTTGATCAAGTATTCTATTTAAGGTGTCGCGCTGTTTCTTTTTAAAATCAGCATCAGCTGCTGCTTCGGTCACAGCCGCTTGTTTGCTTTGTTCCCTAAGTTCAATGAATGATTGGCTCTTAATCGAAGGCTCACCGCTTACTTTTGCAGCGGCTCCCATAGCTCCAAACTGATTTGCCGCCTGTGTAAGGCCCATCCTTCCAAGCTTACGAGCCATACGAAAAGCTTTTCCCGATTCAGATTCAAGACTGCGCGGAGGCGCACTCAACAGACTAGTCGCTCCCGTAGGCGAATTCTGCATCTTATCGTAACGATCTAGTAAACGGGTTACGGGTTGGGTTCCGATTGGAGCTGGCTTATCTTCAACGCCACTGTATCGGTTAAATTTATTTCTAACTTGATTCTCACTTAATCCAATGCCCGCTCCTTCTGCTGCCAACTCTTTTGCAGTTTCTTGTGGAGTCATAAATGACACATCGTGATTTGTCGTTGCAAATAATTTAATCTTTGCGTCCAGATCTTTCCGCTTTTGCAGTTCAGCATTATCTTTTGGAGCTACGTAAGTCGAAGGAAGTGCCATTCGCAGAATTTACTGCAACAACCTTACTTTGTCAATACTGTATCGTTTTGTTGGAAATGTATTTACATTGTGAGTAACCTTTAAATTTTCCCTTTAATATAAACTTTATTATTAACTGGAGTTACATTGATTCTCAAGAAGCAATGTAACTCCGACTAACGTAGGAGTTTATAATAGGGGTATGAAATGCCAGTTTACTCACATTGTAAATACACCATCTTGCAAATAGCGAATTGCAAGATTAGTCGTAGATAACGGATTCGTCGTTTGCCAAAGCGTTGCGGAGCGAAGCAATAGTCGGACGCTGCATCCTGCTTCCGTTATCTTTTTTCTCGAAAGGCTCCACGGCAACCATGCCATGACGCTGTCGCGCTAAGTCGAGACAGAGGAACGCGGCATCCGCTAAGTCGGGAGATCTTCCAAACTTCGATTTGAATTCGATTTTCGATTCGATTTTGACGCGCAGCGACGTTCCTTTGACCAGCTCATAGTTTCTAGCACAGATCTCTTTGGCAAGATCGACATTGATTCCAAACAACTGCTTCGTTCTGATAAGTTCCTTACCGACGAACCAGAGTTCGGATACACGATTTATGTACAGCTCCTCTCCCGTAAGCTGGCTGTTGGCACTCACACGCCTGTCAGACGCTCTGCCGCCGAAGCCGACCCGCAAGAAGGCGGGTGACCACTCTCCCGCCAGAACGTCGCAGAAGGGCGCACCTGCTCCCGTACTGTCCACCGCGATGTTATCGGGCAGAATGCCGCGCTTGAGGCAGTGTTCTTTGATTTGTTGTACAATCTGATACGTTCTTGGAATAGCCTTATTCCTAGCGTCATCGTTCAAGTGGATGGCTTCGCCCAATTCCGTGACAAAATGCCCGTCCTTATTGTATCCGACAAGTCCTGTATAAAGAATCGTTCGGTCACCACCGTTGGTGAACGCAGGATCGATCCCAGCAATCGGAGTCGGTCTTCCCTGCCACTCAACTTTGTGAAATGCCTGACTGCGCGACAACTCCGCTTCGGAGTAAATCCCTTCTGTCTCTTCCGAATCGAAGAAAACGGCGCGAACCATCCGCATATATCCACGCGATGTCTCTCCCAATAAGGCTCTGTCTTCCGCCAGCTTCTCTTCTGTAGGAAGCCAAGAGTACAGTGTTTTACCAGCCAGAATGTTCGGAGAACGCTCGCCGTCCAATCGAATGTATTTGCCTCCCCATTTCGTTTCCCACTCATCATCTACTTGGACATCGATGCCGTCCCAACCTCTTTTCGGTTCTGACCATACTCCAAATGCGTCGAATCGACTATTCGGATTGGACATCCCGATCATCTGGAACTCTGGATTCTTAGACAAGTTAGATAGTCCTGCATTCAGAATGGCTTCGCTTAGTTCAGAAAGCTCGTCTCCAATAAGTATGACCCGCTTCTGCTTGATACCAATGAACTTGCCGATGGCTTCGCGTGTCTTACTCCGCTCCGCTGCAATCAACGAAAGACCAGCCTTCTCGATCAAGTCACCGTTCTCATTGATGTAAGCGACGTTACCAATGGAATCCCGAATCCTGATGGGTGCGTCCTCAAGCACCGTCAGCAAGCTGATCACGGAACCCCATATCCGTTTACGCGCTTCGCGTAGCGTTGTGGACGTTAAGAGCACCAGAGTGTCACGCGGTTGTGCTAAGAAGTTCACAATGCCCCAAGCAGCCATCGTATGCGATTTTCCGCTGGATGCCGATCCTCCGATGGCGAGATACTTATTCCGTATCGCTGCTTTAATCATCCGATCTGCCCACGGATGACGAACCATCAGCTGTTCTGCCATGTCAGGGCGATTCCAAAGCTCGTCACAGATGCGCCAGAAATAATATTCTTTAGCAATAGGCTTTGTATGGTTCGCGAAACCGTACAGCAACGCCGTGATTAAACTCGTCGGTCTGATCTCCAGACCTCCGACATCCATCTTTTTTGTTGTAGGATTGATTCTAGGTTCCAGAACATTTTTTGTTTGCATCAGATTATTTTCAATTATTTGATTATTTTTCTTGTAAAGAATTACATTGTAATTATATCTGATCCCATCTTGAGCAGCAACCCTAAAGAAAACAAACCGAAACGATCCAATCAGGCTAAATCTGTTGAGCTAAAGAAACGTGCGTTGCAAATGTATAAGGACAAATACAAGCAGACGATCATAGCACGCGATCTTGGAGTCCATCTCAACACAGTAGGAGTATGGATCAAGCAAGCAGGGTTGAAGGATGTTCCGATTGCTTCGATGATTCCTAAAGATGCAGCGGGCATGGAGTTCTCCGAAATGCATGATGATGTCTTTGAAGGAAACCCTAATGATCTTACGCACGAAGCGTTAAGGATATTGAAGCACGATGCCGCTCTGGCAGAAGAGAAAGACATTCTTGACATAGCTGAATCGCAAGCCAGTCCAGCGGATAAGTACCAGCACTACATCGCAGCGGCATCGATCAAGCTGTTGCGCGACTCGATGAGCCATCTGCGCGGACCGAGATCTGTCCGTGAACTATCCGAACTCGACCAACTAATCCGACGTAATTTAGGACTCAACTCTAAAAGCTCTGGCGGAACTAGCAATATGCACATCGACATATCCATTCTTAATAATTCAGCCGCCAATAAGAGCGACGGAATTGTTAGAAAGAAAACAACAATAATTGACATCCAACCTGAATCAGAAGAATGATTGAACTATTCTCAAAACGCTTGCGGTTTACAGCTAAAATAGCTATTCAAAATCCGCAAGTAATTTACCAAAAGAAACATGAGAACTCTGATGAAATCTCATACTACGCAGATACAGTTATCGGAGAGTTCTATCGGATAATCCCCACATCGGCGCGAGAAATTGATTTTTTTTCCCGATGCAAGAAGTACAGTGAAATATTTGCCCCATCCATTGGGAATGGTTTGATTGTAAGATGTGATGTTATCGACTCAATTGATCCTCCAGCAAAGAATCTAAAGTGATCATCGGCATCGACAACGGACTCGACGGCGGACTCTGTGCGATCTCAAAGCACAACGGATCGATCATCGAGAAGTTGGCGATGCCTACTTTCCAACGAGCAGGAAAGCGGGAAGTGGATTCAAAAACAATCTATAACTGGATTTTTAACCTGTATACTGAACCCTTAATCGCGATTGAGGAGCCATTGAAACACGCAAAGTCTTCGCAAGCCATGCGTTCGATGGGCATTTCGTTCGGAAAGATTATGGGAATGTGCGAGTCACGCGATCTCAAAGTCAAGCCCATTCAAGTACTGGACTGGCAGAAGAAGATGTTAGGCAAAGTGCCGAAGTCTAAAACAAAAATTTTTGCTTTGCGAAAAGCAAACGAACTTGCGCCTGATGAAGACTGGCGCAAGAACGAACGATGCACCGTCCCACATGACGGCATCATTGACGCTTTCTTGATTGCACAATATACACGATACACACTACTATGAGCAAAATTGATGATATGGTTATGGAACTCTTTGACGGAGAGGGCGTACTTACGGCTGTTGGCTTTGACGACGCATTCGTAGGAATCGGCGTGCAGTTCAATATGCCTGTCGCCGTATACGACTATGCGAAGTGCATCGACATTCTTGCTGAGTCAATGGACTACGAAGAGGCAGTCGAGTACTTTGAGTACAATGTCATCGGAGCATACGTCGGCGAGCAGACTCCAATCTTTTTACGCTACCCAGAAAATTCTTGAACTTTTTTCTTGCGGTTTGGGTTGGGATAAAGTATGAGCTTGTTCCGAATGAAAACACTATTCCCGAAGCAGAAAGAAACTAAAGAATTTTTTGAGAGCCGCATTCGTTGTGGCGGCAATACGTTAGATAGCTCTAGCGTAGGCACAGGCAAGACCGTCGTAGCCGTACATCTGGTAAAGGATTTGGACCGTCCGTTCGCCGTCATCTGTCCGAAAGCCGTCGTCCCTGCATGGGAGCGCGAGTGTGAAGAACACGGTGTGAAGCCACTGTTCGTTCTGAACTACGAGAAACTACGCGGCGGCAAGACTAAATGGTTGGGTAAAGCTGGAAAGAAGATCATGCGCTGGAATCTCCCAGAAGGTACTATTGTACTTGTAGACGAAATCCACAAAGCGAAAGGTCCGTACACTCAGAACGCGCAACTTGTAGTTTCGCTCGTACAGCAGGAGTTTACGGTACACGGAATGTCCGCTACCGCTGCGGAAGATCCGACGGAGATGCGTCCGTTAGGCTACGCGTTAGGACTGCACTCGCTCAATAAGCCAGAGGGAGATTTGAAGAGCTGGTTCTCATGGATGATGATGAACGGATGTTATCAAGATTCATGGGGCGGCTGGAAGTTGAGCAATAAACAAAAACTTGTCGAACTGAATAAGCAGATCTACGGAGTAAGTGGTCATAAACTCACGCCAAAAGACTTCCCTGATTCCTTCCGCGAGAATCGGGTCTTTGTAGAGCCGACGCATTTTTCCGATTGGAAGAAGATCAATAAAGCCTACGCTGATTTAGGTATTACTCCAGCGATCATCGAAGAGTTTATCGAGTTAGGCAGCGTATCAAATAGCGAACACGTACTTGTCAACATACTCAAAGCCCGCCAGCTTGCCGAATCGTTTAAGGCTCCTGATCTGGCGGAGATTGCGGGAGACTATATCAACGGCAAGAACAGCGTTGTGATCTTCGTGAACTTCTCTGACACAGTAGATGCTCTTTGCTTGTCACTACGTTGCCGCAAGATCGACGGACGGCAAACCGCTGCGGAACGACAACTTGCCATCGACCGATTCCAAGCCGACGAAGATCACTGTCTTGTCGTAAACATTGCAGCTGGCGGTACTGGACTGTCTCTGCATGATGTCAACGGCAACCGTCCGCGTATCTCTCTTATCTCGCCCACATTCAATGCAAAAGACTATTTGCAAGTCTTAGGCCGAATACACCGCAACGGAGCAAAGACGGATGCACTGCAAAAAATTCTTGTTTCCGCTGGCTCCATTGAAGAAGTTGTGATGAAATCAATCGGCGTAAAGACGGCTAATATGCAAGCATTACATGGAGCGTAAAAATAAATCAGGAATTATGAAAATAATTCTTGCCAACGTAATTTAGAATTATATTTTGATGACGATGAGTTTTGGAACTGGAGCAGGAAAAGGATGTTTACCGCGAGCGGTAAAGGGCGCGGCGTTTAGGGCGGCGTATGATTCAATCAAGAAACCTACGGGATCGTTGCTTGAGCTAGTCACAAAGTTCGATGATGCGGTAAACGAACGCAACACTGTCCTTATGGAAGAGCTGCACGAACAGATCAAAGCACA